CCAAAACTGATTTGTGCTCTGTGCAAGATGTGTTGGATAAAAGTCCTTTGGGACCCTTACCTAAACAAGTTGCTGTTAAGGTAGTTAGTGGGCAGTCTGCAACTCAAGCTGAGGTTGTTCACACCTCGGCGAAAGATAAAACTAATGTGAAAACCTCTGGACGCGCGCTTCGTCGCAAACGCCAGAAGGAAATGTTGGTTGGGCCCCGTGGGGGAACAGCCAAGCCTGCCAAGGTTTCTCCGCCAGACATGGTAGAGAAGAAGAATGGCAAAAAGACGGCCGAAGTTGTACGACGGCCGCAACCGCAGGTTTTGAAGAAACCAATGCCTTTTCAATTTGTTGATGTACGCTCTTGGGCTAAGAAGAAAGAGTTAGTCGTCAATAGTTCTGATGAGAAAGCTTTGGGTTATTTTAAATCGAAGGGTTATCATGTGATTCCCTCGGATGGGGAGAAATGGAACGAACATTCCATTTCACATGTTAGCCGTGACCGAGTTCTCTTGACCATTTATAAGATCGAGGGGTTGGGTAAGAAGAAGTTGCGTGTTTTGGACTATTTTGGTAGTTCGCGCAATTTGAATATGGTTCCTAAAGATTCTGGTGTCGAAATTGAATTGATACAGGGTCCGAACACTGCGATTGAAGGGGATTCTTGTCGATCCGCTGATTTCAAACGTGTTCCGATTCCTGAAGGTCAATTTGATGTCGTTTTCTCTCAGGATGTTTATCATGGAACTGGAACAAATTCTTGTCTGACTCCGGCCGACGTTTTGTCTCTTTGTTCGCGAGCATCAACGGGGAAAGTTTACATTATGTGTAGAATTTTCAACGGATATGCTGGATCGGATGATTTTGGAAATGGTAAGGAAGAGCAGGTGTGGTTTCGTGATGAACATGGTTTGATTGTATCTTCTCCTGAGAAGAATGGTATGGAATATGCTCCACACCCGGATTGCAACTGGTTGCAGAAAAGGTCGGTTTCCGGCTTGGACTGTTCTCTAGTTGACATATTCGGTCCATATTCCCTCTTCCGATGTGCCAAGACTTTTGTTGGTGCTGTTCCATTGAAGAAACGTGACGTTCCTAAGGGGAACGTTATTTTGGAAAAGATTCCTACGAGTTCACGTAAGTGGTGGACTCCAGTTGAATATCAGAATATGCTTGTTCATGTTCCGGTGTTTGAATCGTGTAAAATGACCTTCCAAACGCGTCTCTCCGGTGGACACACTATTGATTCTTTGACTCCTTTAGTTAAGAATGAGATGTTGAAAGATTTTGAAATGCTTTGTGTTTCAAAACGCTTTCCGTCCGTCTTTTCTAAAATTTTGCAAGGAACTGTTTTTTCTGTTTTGTACTTAGGAAGAGAGCAGGTCGCAAATCAATACTTCAATTGAGAACTCATAACTTTGAAGCTGAGTCTCTGTTGAGTCGGACGAGAGGTAACGCTCCTTTGGAGTCGTCACCTGTTCGCTGGCATTGGTGGTTGATTTTGGGATTGGTATCTTGGATTGTCTTTGATAATCTTTGGTACAGATTCGGGCATGAGTTGGCGTTGGGAATGTTGATGTCTGGTCTTCGTTTCTGTTTCCCTACGCTTATGTCATTTGCTCCTGCGGCTGTTGTTATGTCATTTCCTTTGTTGTCGGCGTGTGCTGAAGAATTTGTCAAATTTTACTTGCCCGAAATCGGATACATCTTTGGTGTGTTTGAATCCTTCAGGGCTCGTAATTTGTACAATTTATTTTTCCATGTTTTTCTTGTACTAATTTCCCAAGCTTTGTCTTGGAAGGTCAGTTTCGTTGTCCATATTTTGCACAACGTGTGTGTGACTGGCAATAATGAATTGTTTCGTTATGCGCGGTTTCTCAAACATTATTTAGCTGGTGAACGTTCGAGTGATGGTTCAGGTTGGTGCGTACTTCCCTCCGCTACCACTTTACCCCCTTATGAATCTAAGCTTAAGAATGGTCCTGTTTGTTTTCGCGGATCATTGACAATTTTTGTTGATGGTGTGAAAACCGGGATTGAGGAATCGTTAGAATTGTTAACGAATGGGAGATGTCAAAATCTGATGTATCCTATTATGATAACTAATGGTCTCTTATGGGAACCGGCTAACAATGAAAAGAATTTGTTGGCCGCGATTCTTTGGAGAACGCACAACGATCCTTTCGTTGGTTATGAAGATGTGAAGGTTAGAGTCGAGCGTTGGAAGAATTTGGCTGAACAACTTTGTGAGCAAGGTTTGTTCAGTAATCAAATCCAACAATTGTTGACCATTGAACAATGCGTTAAACTTATGGGCAAACGTGGACTTAGAATCGCGAATGCCAATAAGCAGATGATTGACGGTGAGATTTTTAATATGCGCAAAACAATCTCCCTTAAGTGGAATGAGACTTTGTCTGTTGACAAAGATTTGAATGGTGTTTCAACGATGAAGCCGAGAGCGATCATTAATTTAGATCCCCGATTTCATAGTGAGATGACTATTTTCTCGCGTGCTTTGACTTATGTCTTGCACGACATCTTTGATGGTTCCAGCAAAGACTATTTCGGTGTCCAAGCGCGAATTTATTTTGCTGCCGGATCTCCTTTTGAAGTTCTTTGCGAGATTGGTATGTCCATGTCAACTGGCGATTTAGTGATTGCTGTATCCGGTGACGATTCTGTCGTTGCTTGGGGAAACAATTTCCGATTTCGTGGTTATGGTGAGGCTGACCAAAGTCAGTTTGACCATACCCAAGATCAAGGGCCACAAACAGCAGCAGCCATTTGGATGCGTTCTTTGGGGGCCCCTGGTTGGTTTGTTGATATGGTATACCATTGTTGTTCTGCTGCTTATACTGTCAATTTTCGCAGGTTGCGTGTCAAGGGAGAAGCTGGTGTTCAGATGCCCACGGGTATCACTATGACAACTCTTCTTAACTCGATGAGCACCATTTTTATGTATTTAAATTTGTTCAAGAATCCTGAGTTAGATGTTCCGCTGGCTGGACGGCAACTCGGATTCAAGGTTAAATACTTTGAATTTGTTAATTTAGGGGATGTTACGTTCCTTAAAGGATGGTGGAGACGGAGTGGTTCCAGTTTAATTTGGTTACCCTTGCCTTCTGCTGTACTTAAAATTGGCAAAATATTGAAGAAGCCGACTGAAATAGTACGAATGAGTCAGAATAAGAAAAAGAGTGAATGGGGTCAAAAACTAGCGTGCTACGAAGTGGGACGTGCTTTGGCGTCCTCTTACGGAAGTGTACCTTTTTCTTATCCGATTCTAGGACCTTTCCTTCATGTCCTCAAAAGATTCCACTCAACTTGTGAGAAAGGAACCGCTATGGCTGCGACCGAATCATGGAAACCTTGTGTTACCGGTGATTATGTGTTGGAGTCTGAGGCGATAGATGCAGTGTGTTTCCGTTATGGATTAAGCACAGGTGATATTGACCGTGTCACAAAACTCATCTTACAAGTGGCCGACCTGCCCTCCTATCTTGAGGATCTTGTGTTCTTGAGATTGGCTGAGAAGGACTATTGACAATTAGTCAACGGCCTAAGGCTACCCCATGAAAACGGTTGGACTCCGTTGCCGTTGGGTCCCCGCGTGTTCGCGCGGAGGGGAACTATATTTGCATCCGATCTATTGTTAAGCACTTGTGGCTCGAACAAAATTGACAACACGACTATGGTTTCCCGTAAGAACAAAGCTAAGAAGAATCAGCAAGCTCGTCAGAGCGTGCCTGGAATTTCTGGACAGGGCGGTTATTATGCTGACACTTTTGTGCCGGCAATGCGAAAGATTATCGCTGATGGAACCTTCGCTAAACTTGGCGGTAAGGGCGGAGCTTTGCTCGGCTCTGCTGCAGGTTCGGCTTTAGGTCCTGG